CCGAAGCATGTATGGAGCGAGGTTGGCGCTTCACACCAAGACTCCACATCAGCCTTTTCGGGAATGCCTGGGGAACCTAGATATGACAATGAATATAAAAACAAACAACATGAGAAAGCAATGAAGGCAGAAATAAAAGATCCTTCAGATGCAATAAGGAAAGCAGGATGGTAATGAACTGGGATAAAGTTAAAAAGGCAATAGGCATAAAGCCTAAGGTCAAAGAGAAACCGCCGACATCAGAAGAAACAAGACGTGCGGCACTTGAACAAGAAAAGCAAGAAGCAACTAAAAAAGGTGAACCTTGGGTTGCAGTCTTAGACACACAAGTAAATCCAGATAATATACGTAACGGATTTTTTGAATTGGATTGGAATAATGAATTTATTGAACAATTAATAGATGCAGGATATTCGGGCGAAACAAACGAACAAATTGTTGATGCATGGTTTAGAACTATTGTCAGTCAAATGCTAGAAGAAGAAGGACATGACAAAACAAGAGATGCAGGTTATATTAATGTAGTTCCAATAGATAAAGGCAAAAGTGAAATATCATAATGCAAGACAACTTAATGGTCCAACAACAAGTAGAAAATGTTTGGCAACATATGGTAGGAGTCATATGTTTAAATCAAACAGGACGTAAACAAGTAAAAGCAGTATTACCAGAATTTTTTAAACGTTGGCCTACACATACTGCATTGCTACATGCAACACGTAAACAAATAGAAGAAGTTATTGCTCCGCTAGGCATGCGAAGTGTTAGAGCAAAAAGACTATATCGAATGAGTGAACAGTTCGGCGATTGGGATGGAGAAGATGCTACTGAACTATATGGTATAGGAAAATATGGATCAGATAGTTATAGGCTATTTTATAAGAAAGAATTACCCGAAAACGTAGGCGATCACGAACTAAAACGGTACATTCAAGAAGAATTTTCTCTTGACAACAGTGCTAAAATCTAGTATAATAGTATTATACAATTTAGAAAAGGCACAGTAATGGCAACTTATATACTAGTAGATACTGCAAACACATTCTTTCGTGCAAGGCACGTAGTACGTGGCGACATTGATACAAAGGTCGGCATGGCTTTCCATATTACACTTTCAGGCGTTAAAAAAGTATGGCGTGACTTTGATGCAGATCATGTTGTATTTTGTTTAGAAGGTCGTAGTTGGCGTAAGGATTTTTATGAACCTTACAAACGTAATCGACAAGAAACACGTGATGCAATGACTCCTGCACAGGAAGAAGAAGATAAAGTATTTTGGGAAGTGTTTGATGAGTTCAAAGAATTTGTTGATACTAAGACTAATTGTACTGTAATGCAACATCCGCAACTAGAAGCAGATGATCTTATTGCAGGTTGGATACAAGCACACCCTAACGATAATCATGTAATTATTTCTACAGATGGTGACTTTGCACAATTAATTGCACCTAATGTAAAACAATACAATGGTATACAAGATGTTACAATTACACATGAAGGTTACTTTGATAAGAAAGGTAAACCTGTACTAGATAAGAAAACTAAAGAGCCTAGACCTGCACCCGATCCTGCATTTATGTTATTTGAAAAATGTATGCGTGGTGACACAAGTGACAATGTGTTTAGTGCTTATCCTGGTGTCCGTACTAAAGGTACAAAAAACAAAGTTGGTCTTGTTGAAGCATTTGCAGATAAAGAAACAAAAGGCTTCAATTGGAATAACATGATGCTACAACGTTGGGTTGATCATAACGGTGAAGAACATCGTGTATTAGATGATTATCAACGCAATGTTATTTTGTGTGATTTATCTGCACAACCAGGCAATATAAGAAGTATAATCAATGACGTAATTGAAGATCATATGACTCCTAAAGAAGTACAACAAGTAGGTATGCGTCTTATGAAATTCTGTGCAAAGTGGGATATGCAAAGGATTGCAGATCAAGCACAACATTACGCCGAACCATTACAAGCGAGGTATCCAGTATGATAAAAGCAAAAGAAGTCTTAAAAGATAAATTTTGGATTGTTGAAGAAAACGGTTCTAAGGTAGGAACTTTGAGTGCCGCCGAAGAGTGTTACACATATTCTTGCGGAGCAGGAACACAAGTGTTTGGTGATTTTAATCAACTTAAAAAACATTTAGGAAAAATTACTTGGAGTACTGCTGATGATAAAGATGAAAAGTCAGAATTTGAAGTACACGGATATCCAACAAGTTGTGAACCTTTCAATCCAATGTATGATGTAAAAAATAAATTACCTTTGTTTAGCAAAAGTAATAAATCAAAAAGTTTATATTGTGCAGGATATTACTGTATTCAATTTGAAAAAGGTTGGGTAAAAAGTTTTTGTCCTAAACAAATTACAATTGAAAGATATAATTATAGCGGTCCATTTATGACTGATATAGAAATGAGAACGGAGTTATCACGTGTCAACGCAAGATCCTCTTAATACTGCACCTATACAAAATTTTATAAACACTGTGAAAGGTGCTGATGCAAGTCAAGCCAAAGAAGTAAAACTTACTATGCAACAAGCGAAAGGACTTGCATTTACACTAGGTATTGTTATGGCTAGACTGCAAGGTGATATGGAAAAATTTGTGAAAGAAAATACAAGTAAAGAAGAAGCCGTTGAAGTACAAATGGACGGTGGAAATAACTGGTAAGGACGTATGGCTAAAAGAAATAAACTTGAAAGAAAATTAGACGAGTATAATCATACAATGGAACTAATTAGAACTATTGTTCCGATTGCTGTCTTAGTATTACAAGTAATAATTTTAATGAAGATATTATAATGACAACTCATGCAATGATTGATCTAGAAACATTAGATGTTTTGCCAACTGCGGTGGTTCTAACTATTGGGGGTGTAAAGTTTGACCCTAATTCTATTAAAGAAACTACGCAACATTTTTATTACAGATTCAATGTAGACGAACAATTAAGCAAAGGTCGTACAACTTCTAAAAGCACACTAGATTGGTGGGCAACACAAGAACAAAGTGTAGTTGACGAAGCATTAGGAGACCACAATAGAACACCTGTCTTAAGTGTTTTACAAAAATTAAACAAATGGTGTGTAGGTGTAGATACAATTTGGTGTCAAGGTCCTGCATTTGATATTGTTATTCTTGAAGATATGTTTAGACAATACGATCATCATTTGCCTTGGCCTTTTTGGAAAATAAAAGACAGTAGAACATTGTTTGGTATTATGCCTACAGATCCACGTAAAGAGATTAAGTTTGAAGCACATAACGCATTAGAAGATTGTAAAGTACAGGCATTATGTGTACAACAAACTGTTAATAAGTTAGGTCTAAATCTTAGATAACTGCTACTATAACCTAAAAAAAGAGATAAATATATGCGTATATAATTAAAAGGAAGTACGCATGAGTAGACCAAAACCAACGGTATTACTAGAATTTGTAAATAAGAAAACATATCGTAGTGAACAAGTATTAGAAGCAGAAGCAATATGGGCTGTCTTCCATAAAGACAAACCTTTTAATTTAAAAAGTTCCAATATGTTGACTAATTATCCAGGACCTAAATATAAGAAAACAAGTTTTTCAAATCCAGGTCATGCACATAATCTAGCAAGTAAATTAAATGAGATGTTCAATTGTAAAGACTTTTCTGTATATAAATTAAGTACAGGTGAAATAGTTGAAGAAGAATGAACAAAGAAACATATACTAAAGTATTTCTAAAACAAGCCGAAATTGCTATATCAGATGTTACTATGAAAGAGTATATGTCTACATTATGGCAAAATACTAGAGTTAAAGAAGAAGGCGGATTAAGACTTACAGATTATGGATTAGAATTTTTAAAATCTAAATTAGAACTTGCAACCTACGAAATACCTTTTCCAAAAGATTTTGAACTTACAACCAATACTATAATTTGGTTAGACCAATTTATTGATTGCCCTTATTGGTTATGTAAGTATTCTATAGAAGTTACAGATGAAAAGAAAGCACTCGAACTACATCTTTTTAGTGGAGATGTAAAGAAATATGGACTTACCAAAGCATTAAACAGACAAAATAAGTAACCAAAATAGGTTGACTTTCCTCATAACCTGTGTTATTATATATACATACTAAGAAATTAAGTATGGCACTGATACAAACAAACGAGGAATATAACATGGAATCTGTAGTACGAACTGTTACTCCAAATGGAGCAAAGAAAAGTATTATTAGGGCATTCAAGAAAAAACGTCCTATTTTTATGTGGGGCCCTCCAGGTATTGGAAAATCTGATATTATTGGGCAAATCACAACACAACTGAAAAACTCGCATCTAATTGATGTACGTTTATCTCTTTGGGAACCAACTGATATTAAAGGTATCCCTTATTATGCGGCAAACGATAACACAATGATGTGGGCACCACCACAAGAACTTCCAACAGAAGAATTTGCAAAGAAGTTCGATTATATTGTTCTTTTCTTAGATGAAATGAACTCTGCGGCTCCGGCAGTACAAGCGGCGGCTTATCAATTAATTTTAAACAGACGTGTTGGACAATATAAATTGCCTGACAACGTTCTTATTGTTGCGGCTGGTAACCGTGAAGCAGACAAAGGTGTTACTTATAGAATGCCTGCTCCACTTGCCAATCGTTTTGTTCACTTAGAACTAGCAGTTGATTTTGATGACTGGTTTGCATGGGCAGTAGATAACAATATCCATAATGATGTTGTTGGTTACTTAACATTTAGTAAAAAAGACTTATACGATTTCGATCCAAAGTCTCCTTCACGTTCTTTTGCAACACCAAGAACTTGGTCGTTTGTTTCCGAACTACTTGAAGATGACGATGACGAAACTACCACTACTGATTTAATTAGTGGTGCAGTTGGAGAAGGTTTGGCTGTCAAATTTATGGCTCACCGTAAGGTTGCCGCTAGTATGCCTAATCCATCTGATATACTCGCAGGTAAAGTTAAAGAAATGGCCACTAAAGAAATCAGTGCCATGTATTCCTTGACAGTGAGCCTTTGCTATGAACTTAAACAAGCATCAGATAAAAATGATAAAAAGTTTGATGACATGGTTAATAACTTCCTGCGATTTGCAATGGACAACTTCGAAACAGAACTTGTCGTTATGGGGATTAAGGTTGCTATTACACAATACCAATTACCGATCGATCCAGACGAAGTTGCTTGTTTTGATGAGTTCCATGAACGTTTTGGCAAGTACATAAGTGCCGCCAGTAACTAATGTAATAAAGGGTAGGGCTATCTCTACCCTTTATTCTTACCAAAACAGGTTGACTAAAAACGTAAATATGCTATTATATATGTATAGTAACAAAAAGGACATGGCATGGGCTTAGATACTAAAGGGTTTCAACCAGTAGAATTATCCGAAGAAGAACTAGAAAAAATGCGTGAAGAAGTTCACGATAGGGTCATTGTTGCAAGAGTAGGTCTTTTGCTAAGACACCCTTTCTTTGGTAATATGGCTACTAGAATGCGTGTACAAAACTGCGATGATTGGTGTCCTACAGCCGCTACAGACGGTAGAAATTTATACTACAATACACAATTTTTTAACATGCTAACTAACAAACAAATTGAGTTTGTTATTGCCCACGAAATTCTTCATTGCGTATTTGATCACATTATCCGTAGAGAAGACCGGAATCCTCGTATATTCAATATTGCGTGTGACTACAAAGTGAATAATTTGTTAGTTCGCGACAAAATTGGCGAGCGTGTAGATCAAATTCAAATTTTCCAAGACTTTAAATATGATGATTGGACATCAGAAGAAATATATGATGATATCTATAACAAGTATGATGAAGAAGAATTACAAGCACTAGGTGAACTTTTAGACGAACACATTGACTGGGAGAAAGACGGAGATAAAGAAGGCGAAGGAAAAAATCCTGGTAAAGGTGGAGGAAAAGAAAAAGATAAGAAATCTAAACGTCCTTCATATTCAAAAGAAGAATTAAAAAAGATACGTGACGAAATTAAAGAAAGTATGATTACATCTGCTCAATCAGCAGGTGCTGGTAATACTCCAGGCGAGATTGCACGTATGATTAAAGAACTTACAGAGCCTAAAATGAATTGGCGTGAATTGTTACGTCAGCAAATCCAATCAACAATTAAAAGTGATTTTACTTTCAGTCGTCCTTCACGTAAAGGTTGGCATACTGGTGCAGTATTACCAGGTATGAATTTTATGGATACAATTGATATTTGTATTGGTATTGATATGAGTGGATCTATAGGAGATATACAAGCACAAGACTTCTTAGGTGAAGTCAAAGGTATTATGGACGAATATAAAGATTACAAAATTAAATTATGGTGCTTTGATACTAAAGTCTATAATGAAGAAGATTTCAGTGCAGACGGCGGTCAAGATTTAACTGATTACGAAATACTTGGTGGCGGTGGTACTGACTTTGACGCTAATTGGACTTATATGAAAGAAAACGATATAGTTCCTAAAAAGTTTATTATGTTTACAGATGGATATCCATTTGGTAGTTGGGGTGATGAAAATTATTGTGATACAATTTTTGTTATTCATAGCCATCGAGATAAGAACTTACAAGCACCATTTGGAGTAACTGCACACTATGATGAAGCCGCTTAAAGCACCAAATCCGAATAATGTATTTAAAATAAGAAATCCTAAAGTACTTCCTCCGCATTTTGAATATGCGGACATAGAAGTGCTTTATAACCTTGAATCCGCAATTCAGGACTGGATAACAGAGCATCTTAAAGGACGTTTTATTGTTACAAAAACGGCTGATCCTTCACGAAATAACACCGTAGTTAGAGTGGGATTTGAGGATGGAAAAGAACTCAGTTATTTCATGTTAGCCTGTCCACTTTTGCGGTACAAATAAATAAAGTACGCATATATATAATATAGGAGTAAATAATGAGCGATACAAAAGATACAAAGCAAGACGCACCGGCAGTGGATACGCCTGCAACTGCACCTAAAGATGCACCGGCAACACCACAAGCAGGAGCAGACT